CGGCATGGCGATCAATTCGCAAGAAAAAGATCACCAGGCTTTAATTCATTTTCCAGAATTAAAGTCTGCTATAGATAACTTATGGCGTTTCTGGGCATATGAGCCACAAGAAAACTATGACCCGACCGTGAACACGGTCTCTCCTGAGGAAGCTGTAGTTTCAAAACTACATGCACTTCAAGATAGATCTTGTAAGACGAGGGTTATAGCAATCTTTGATTCATATTCTCAGATCGCACTTCGACCTATTCATCATTGTCTTGATAATGTCTTAAGGAGGAATCCTCATGACTTTACTCATGATCATAATGAAGGTGTACGTTATCTAAGGAGTCATAATTGTGATTATGTCAGTGTCGATATTAAATCGGCTACTGACACAATCCCAGTTGACTTGTCTTTGATGATCTTAAATCGCGTGATGACGAATAGCAAAAAGTATGATGTTCAACCTGAACAGTACTTGTCATTAGTTGACAGTGTCAAGACAGTACTCTGCCGTCGTCCCTTTACAGGGCCGAAGGGTAAGAGATACTACTATGGAACTGGTCAACCAATGGGTGCCTATTCATCGTTCCCATTACTAGCAATAACAAATCACTTCCTATGTCTTCTGGCACAAACACTCTGTGGAAAGAGTGATGTACCATATGCCGTAGTTGGTGATGATATCGTTATTGGTAACAGGTTGGTTGCCAAGACGTATTGTAAACTGCTTGAATCGTTGTCGATACCAATTAATTATTCTAAGAATATAGAAGGTAGAAATACCTTCGAATTCTGTAGAAGAATCGTGGTCAACGGTCGGATGTCAAGTGTTCCATCTTGGAACTCTTTTTATTCTTCAATTGTCCGTAAGGATCCAATCGTATTGTGTAATTTGTTAACACAGTACGAAATGCCCTTACCTAAGTATAATAAACTCATCACATACTTTTCAGTTTCAAAACTGAGAAGTATGTTGGCTCTTCAAGCAAAGATATTATTGCCTGACGGACCCACAAGTATAGTTGTTATACCAGACGAGATTAAATCCCATGCGGAGAGGGTCTTTGATGTAGAAAGAATATTAACTACTCAACAGACTCCAGTCCAAAGTGAGGATCCCTTCCTTAAGAGACTCAACTATCAATTTAAGATAGAGGAGCTTTTTCGTGGCAAGATTAAATCTGCCAAGAAAAAGAAAAAATCTCTTTGGGAAGTTATGACCGAGATAAAGGCAAACACCTTTTATCTTGGTTATGTGATGACTTACAAAGACAGGAATAACTTACGTAATAAGCAATTTGCTTATTATAATAAGGAAACCTCAACACGATCTGAGAAGATTCGTGAGCTCTGCATGCGCTATCGACATAAATGGTCATTGATCCTAACTTAGGAC